GGGCAGATCTATCTAAAGCGGCAGAGTATTCTTTATAAGGGATTGGACTAACGTCCTCACCTTTAAAAAGGGTCTTTTTAGCAAATTCCAGAGCATTCCCATTAAGGGATACAATGGATTTAGCCAAACCAACCTCTACACCTAAGGAAGTAATAACCTTAAGGTAGGTATCAGCCACAGCTTTATTTCAGATCACAATGTCATCACCTAGAACTGCATACTCTTTAAACAAAATTGCTTTCGGAGTAACACCAGAAATCCAAGCGGAGCACTGGACAATAAAATGATGTGTTAGTGCTAGCATAGCTCAACTCGATAGAGCACCCATTGGTTGACCTACTGCATAAGATAAATTATTCGTCTCGGTTTTACCAGAGACTGATTTATATCTTACAAAATAAGTTCTACCAACAAGTATAGTCCTCCATAGAGAAGAAAACTCTTTCCCGAAACATTCGGAAAGAATTTTCTCTTGAAGAGAGACTGGTAATCTATCGGTTGCAGCTGAAAGGTCGAAAGAGAACAAAGAAGTCCCGTCAAATGGCACCCTCGAAAGAGGATGCATCTGATTAAAAGTCCCATCAATATCTGGGTGTCTTCGTAAAACCGAAAACAACCATTTATGTAGAGGCTTCAAGGCTCACTGAGTAAAACAATCGACCATAGCAAACACTCGCACCTTCCCCGCAGCTTCTGCCAACAGACCCAATTTACCGATATTTAACGTCTTCTCAGGCTTCGGAATGTTATAATTTTCCAAAGACCTTGATGACGTATTCACTAGTCGAATTAACTGCCCTCCAATTCGTTCAGATAAGTATCGTCTTATAACCATTTCCATATTCTTATATGAAGATGAATAAGGTAGTAGAGATACAAACTGAGCTAATGTGGAGTTTATATGTGGTGTGAACCACAAGGCAACACCCGATCTTAACACACTCAATGGAGAAGTAGAAACTTCACCACTGGGTACATCAGAATTAGGGCTACTAGTAAATATCGGAAATGGGTCGGGGGACATTAGAGCTTCAGTACACATCTTTTCTTTCGGGAAAAAGAGTCCCGTAAATACTGGAATGTACCTGTATAGCCTATACTCTCCCTGTTGGGATACCGTCCTTGGAGATGTGATTGTTTTAAATTTTGGTCAAGATGGAAATCTTAAAACTCTAAAAATAGCAAGTAAAGTTAAACTTCACTTGAT